GTTTCGCACCAAAGTGTTAGTGTGGCAGTGATAATTAGGTCGTCTGTTCGGGAAGTCCGCGCGTGAGGCGAGTGAGAGAGGTCAGAACACATGCTCCAAATGCATGTTCCCAATCCCTCTCACACACGTTTAACCGCGGGTTCCTTCCGTACTTCGTCTTCCGACATTACCCTTCTGACACACCGAGCTTAGCGTGCGAAATTGGATATCTCTCCTAAGAGAGCCCACTTTTGCAAGGTGATTGGACTTGCAAAGATGCCAACCGGTATTCGATCATTCCAAGTTCACAGACGCTCAGAGAGCGTCGCGAGCAACTCCAACTGCTGATCGCGCGGCAGATCGTTGAGGCGCCTCTTGAGGAGGTCCCAACGGTCACCATGCTTTGCAGCGGCCGAAGCCAGCACGTCCAGACCGGACTTGTCACCAGCGTGTGTTTCCACCGCAGACGAGTTGTCAGATCCCGTGCCAGTAGCCCGCGACGCCCCAGGGGCGTCCACGTTCTTGGAGCAGGAACTCCGAGTCAGTCTCGACGATTGTCGAGAGACAGGCGGAACAGCGGCATCGAGCCCAACAGGCACGATGTCAATCTGTCCGCCTACGTAGTCAACCAAATCAACGACCAACTGGACTATAACAGCATGTGTAACTGTTCCACGGAGACCCGTCGAGGAGTTGTTTCCGCTCACCTGAAAGGTGGAGCTGATACAACCCTGATAAGCCTCTGTCGAACCGTTAACAGTGTTTAGCCCAATCGGTGCAGCGATTTGGAAATCATTCTGTTGCGCGCCACCACCTCCAGCGATTGCCCAAGTGGCGTCCATGACACCGCTCTCCCATGACGCGAATTGCTTCGCGCCCGTGGCAGAGACGATGTTCGTGTACGTCGCTGAGGCCGTCGTGTCGGTAGTGATCGTGCCGATGTTGCCAGCGCCGCGGAAGGCGGCAGCAACAACGACCATTGAATTCGTCGTCGACGGATTCAATGAAAGGAACGCAATAGTTTGTTTTCGGATCACGACGCGTGCGTAGTGTTTCATGACGTCCTTGACGTAAGAAGCACCGACGTACGGGTCGCTCGGCGCGATCGGAACATTCGCGCCGTACGAATCTGCCGTCACTGTGTACGTCTTCGTTGGATCAACGAAGTAAACGGAATCGGTCGCTCCAAGCGTCCCGTTTCCGACGTACACATAGCCGGTAAGATACGAGATCTCATGACCACGTATGTCCTTCATGCCGATGCGAGGCAGGTCGCGAAGAGCGACCGCTGCACCAGCATAAAGCTGACCCAGTTGTCCCTGTTGAGTCTGTTTTGTTTGAGTTTTCTTTTGTTTCTTTGAAGCCATTTTGTACTTTCGAGAGGTCATCCGTCGTACGAACGGGACTGTGCGTCTGTGCTCTCCCCGTAGGGTTTGACTCCTGGCTGGTCTCACGTGGGGCGACATCGATCCTTTGGGATCCATTCACTCCGCCGTGGCCATCCGCCAGGCGTTACTTCCTCTTCACGAGGCACGCCGTGCAGTCTCTCGGCATTTTGGTTAGCACGCTCTGTATCCAGCGGGTCGCTGAACGTTTCAACGTTTTGGGACATCTGCAGATCGCAGACGAGCACAAACCTCTCTTGTCAAACAGTTTTACGTCATGTGACCTGGACGAGTCGGGCGTTCAAATGGCGTTTCTCCGAAGGAGCCTCAGCGCAAGAAATTGGGCTGCTGCTTCGACCTGAAAAACGTCAAAGAACTCTGAACCGACTGGCTTCAAAAGGACCGATCGAAGTGGAGGTGGTCTGAAAAGTGGTTTGACATAGACATCGATGTCACGCCATTGCTCAATTTCATCCGCAGAAAATGGAGAAATGCGACGCAAGCCAATCCGGCTTGCGCCACGTAACCCCAATTCAAGCTGCTCACAACGCGGCATCAGCCGTCCTTTCGGGACAAAATCCCGAGAAAACTGAGCTGGATCGTATGCCTTCGCATACATCTTCATGCGTGTTGACCAATCGTTGACGAACGATTGGGCAGATTGAAGTTTGTAACCGGAGTCCTCAAGCACATGGAGTGCTTCAGAACTGGTACCAAACCTGCGAATAAAAACTGTTTCAGAATCATCTGGTAGGAACTTCTCAGTCAAACTGAGACCGCGTACGCTCGGACGTCGCTGGCAAAGCGAGATCCGACCGGGTTCAAGAACGAACACGCGTGCGACACGCCGCTGTTCTGCGGTGTATTTCACGCTGTGCCAACGCGTTTTGGCGCGGGGCACCAGACCTAATCCTCCAAGGTGGAGGGGTAGGTACCAGTTCGGTCGAAAACCCGGATAGAGAAATCGCCAGGTGGCCCAACGTTGAAAGACGTCGGGAACAACTGGTGAAGTCCAACGTGCATGAGAAATCATACGTTCAACGGCGGGTCCTATCTGATCCGGAGTTGCGGCTGACTCTCCCGTTTTTACGGAGGAGCCAGTCACAAACTTCAAATTCAAATAGCCCTGTCGAACCATATGATTACCTTCGCGGCGGAACACCTGCGAATTAATCATGCACATGCGGCGCGATAAATAGTTCTTACCTATCGAGATGTGCAGGCCAACTTCCTTAGCAACGTTGATAAAGCGTGTGTAAAAGTTGCGGTCGCACTTGAATAGCATATCATCGCCATTCACTGCAACCGCTTCCAAACGCATCTTTAACCAGGCACGACGTGCCTTCGCGTCGCTGGGGAAACGGCGGTGTGCTTCGTCAAAGCACGTATACCTGTAAACCGCGAGGTTTACACAGCACAAAATGGGAAAAGACAGCGGATGGCCCATCGGCTGTCTCTCCTCATTCTCGATAACACTTCCATCAGGGTAGGTTACTTTTCCGCCCATGAAGGAAACTGCTCCAAGCCAGCCCAACGGCGAGGCCTGAAGCACTTCCATCACTGCCCACGTCGTCTCACGACGGAGTAGGTCAGTAGCGGCTTCGTAATCTACAGAACAAAAGAACTCATCCTCGGTATTCAAGTTGTCGATAGCACGCACAAGATCTGTGCAATCGTCATGGAGCATGGTAGAGTATCTGGACTGCTTCCAAAGATCTAGAAGCACTCCTTGCAGCGGCTGAACGGCCGTCGCAAGATACCCATCCATCTTCGTGATGATCCGGTACTTGGCTGGTTCGGCTACGGCCACGACTTTCATGTCGTGGACAGAACTGTCACCAGAAGCAATGCGAACAGCAACGTTCACACAAGCTTCCTTCCAAGTATCATTCCGCCATTTCTGGTATTGCTCATCGACAAACCGACTATTAAAAACAGTCGGAACCTGACGTGGATCAAACTCTGCGAAAAGTGCTGCACAGCCGCCGTTCTCGCGGCTCGACTGCAAACAGGCAGAGGTTGAAGGGTTCACTTTTGTTGGATCTAGCGTTAAGTTGAAGAAATTCTTCTTGCCACTAAGAAACAACATACGCGCAGTAGTGCGTACAGCGGACCGCAGCTCGTTCGGAATCGGACTAGCCACGGCTTCACTGAAGCGTTCCTTGTGTTTATCGAGAGTTGCATTGCGTTTTGCGTCACCTAGCCTTGGCCAGAGACGCTTGATGCCTTTGCTAAGTGAGTAAATTCGCGAAAGATCTCCGCGGTTTACCCACATAGCAACAGCTCTCTTTAGACACCCCACAAACAGAGGCGTGTCAATCCAACTAGGACGTAGCGGTTCCGCCTCGTCCTTGAAGACTTGACACATGGCGAGATCGGTCCAATACTTTATGAAAGATTGGTCACGATTCTCAGAATGTTCAGCATGACGATGTACTTCCCGCACAATGTGCGAGACGGACACGTCCAATTGCTGAAGTTCTCTCCTGTCATACCACACGCCGTCGCGACGACTGGCACGTGATACGACAAAAGGCCACAGAACAGACTCGATCAGTTTGATCGTTGACCCAACGCATTTCTGCGCTAGGTCTGGCGGGACGTTCCGTTCCACCAACCGGGCAATGAATGCGCCAACGCTTCGACCCTTTCGAGTCTCTTCGCCTCGCATTTCGCATTGCAAAAGCTTCCGTGCTTTCAATCGGCCCTTGAGGTCGGTTGATTGCTCAACCTTTTGAGAAGAGGATTTCCTCTCACTATATTCTTGGCAATTCT